GTAATTTTTTTAACTTCAGGATGAGAATAAATTTTACCATCAGCATCAGTTGTCTGACTATCAGCAACTAAAAAACATTTATCCTTGTGCTCTATTCCAATTATAGTTGTCATTGTCCCCCACCTAGTTAACCTCTGGTTACGACTCTTGCGCCTGCTTTACCAGATGCGGTAAGGCTTGAAAGAATTGTTTGAATATCTGGTGCTTCTTCCTGTGGTGGAAGAGCGCCTCCTACTGGCGAGGCTTCGGGAGCAGGGGACGTTTGCTCAACCATCTGTGCCTGACCAGCAGGAGGAACCTGTGGTTGTGCAGGAGCAGGTGCTGGTGCAAATACCTCAGCAATTGCTTCCTCTATTGTCGTCCCTTTTTGTCTTAGTTTAATTACGTTTGCAATCTTCTTTACAATGTCACTTGGGTCTTGACCCTGTGCTGCCATACCAGGAATTGCTTGGCTGTATGCTTGAATTGAAGATAACAACGATTGACGCATATTTTCAATTTCAATCTTCTCTTGTTCTTGTCCAACGTTAACAGAGAATGGCATTTCACGCATAGCCATATCCTTAGAGATAAGTCCGCCACCTAGTGCTTGTAGCATAAAGATTAATCCCTGGGCAGGATTTAAACCTGCAAGCATTCCATATCGAACATCGGCTGAGTAGTCGCCCTTGATGTCTTTTGATGGTTCGTAGGTAATCTCATATGGAGAGCCAGAATCTACGCCACGTATAGTTTTGGAGCCAGGGAATACTTTTTCGTCCACCTCAAAACAGATACTGATTACTTCACGAAGGGCTGATGCAAAAATTGCTTGTGCTGATTTAATCTGTGTATCAAATGCACCCATCAAAGCCTGTACGCCTTGGCCAGTTACAATTGAAGCATCAATGTTTCCTGTACGAGATTCAGGATAACGTGAGCCTACACGAAGTTCTTGATTTAATATTGTTTGTTCTGTGAATGCACCTTGTGGAAGAGTAAGTTCTACACGACGTACACCCGCTGGATTGGCTGTGCGGATAATCGCATCGCCACCAAGTTGTAATTCATTTACATCGCTAGGAAGTACGATTGGAGACTGCACAGATTTCTCTGCTGCTTCCATTGCAAGCATAGCAAAACGATTACGAAGCAGTTGAATACCAAGTACATCATCAAACTGTCCACGAATATCATCGTCAACATTTGGGCGCTTAGCAACTACAATCATTAATTTACCAATTGGGTTATTGGCTTTTGATAAAACTAAGTTATCACGACGTGGTATATAAATGACTGATTGGTCTTTATCGTAATAACGTATAATCTCAATCAATCCATTTAGGTCTTGGTCATAGCCCATAGGTCCAAGCAGTTGACGCTCATACTCTGGGAACTGTGCACACAATTCACCTAATGTTAGAGAATATAACTTAGCAAATGCAATGCAGCGCCCATAGCGGTCAAATTCGGGATAAGCCATCCTAGAGTTTTCTATGCGGATGCGAGGCATTTGGTTTTCTTCGTCGAGTTCAATTACGAACACAGCGAAACCATAAGTTATATATCTATCTGCTCCTGAGTACATTTGTACCGCAAGGTCAGAATGGTTAAAATAATTAGAAGCGACACGAGTGCGCTTATCAGCAAAAGCACGGGCACGGTCAGAAACAGAATTCGCCGCAGAACAGTTGACTGCTGGCAGAGGTGCCATAACCTCGGAAAGGTCCCTAGCAACAATATCAATAAAATTTGCAACGACATTTACATCTACGCCCTCTGGAAAAAAGTCAGGATAAACGTCGGCAATTTTGCCTTGACGTACAGCAAGTACATCTCCAGCACGAGCATCACGCTCTGATGCACGATACTTGAGTGATTCAACTCGTGCAGCGATTTGTCTAATGTCTAAAGCCATTTATTTCCTAACTGTATGTTTCAGCCCATTGTTCTGCGAAGGCTTCATTTAAGTCGATTGAGTGTCTTTGTTGTCTTTGTGCTTTAGTTGCCCAACGATTATTAGCGAACTTAGAAGCGGTTGAAGTTTGTTGCATTAATTCTCTTACCTTGATAATAGCAAACCACAAAGCCATTACGGTATCTGTAGGGTTTTTAGTATCTGGCTTCCAAGTAATTAATTGTTGAACTAATGTCTTAAGACCTTCTGAGCCTTCGTTAGAAGGAAGTTCAATAACATTGTTATCTTGAAACCGTGAGTCACGGGTATTACCAAACAGCATAGCCATAGAGGCCACACCGAAAGATGCGTCCCATTTATTTTTACCAGTAAAGTGTGAGTTGAGTTGGCAACCGTATTGGCCTAGCCAGTTTCTCAAATCATCATCCAAGGCGTAAGCCTTCTGGTGTGCGTTGATTTCAATTCTTATCTCTTGGGGTTTGTACTTTATAACCCACTCTTCGATAAGGTCTCTGATTCTTTGTGGAGTAGTGTCGGTCATATTGACACAATCCAAAATATAAATTTTTCCGTCAGTGCGATTGTAAGTAATTACTACCGCTCCTGTGGCTCCTGCCATCGCTGGGTCGAGGCCAATAACTGTATATGCAGATTCAATATGCTTCGGATGTCCTGGGACTCCAGGCTTGAGAGGTCCTCGTTTTCGCATTCCATTAACGCTACCTGCGACACAGGTCGGCGAAAATATGGAGTTCTCGACAACATCTTCTTGCTGATATACCATCGCCCAAACGGACGGGGTAACTTCTGAGCGCCTTGTGAATAAGGCTGGTCCATCCCACTTTGCATATAATCCATCTTCGCCTGGCTCGTCAATTTCAATTTCTGGTCTATCGGTTTTTGGCCAAAGCGTTTTCCAATTTTCTGGCTCTTCGTCAAACTCTAAAACTGCAGGACAAGCAAAGTAGGTAAATGGAGATTTACCACCTGTCCATTGCGAACCGTCCCGTAGCATCTTGTATAAATCAATTGGGGCAACACGGGTTCCTACAATGAGTAACTTGCCGTGTCGTCCCAAACGGGTGATGACTTCTTTTTGAAGCCATTCAATTTGCTTCTCCCACTCGTGGGCATTTGCATTCATCACCACATCGTCTAAAACGATTAAGTCGGCACGAGCACCGTAAATCTGAGAACCGATACCTAGGGCCTGCACCGTAGGGTCCTTCTCGCCAGAGTCACGTCCTGTGCCTAGATAAATCATATCTGCTGACCATTGGGTAGCGTCAGACTTGTATCCACCATTAGGACCAAATGCGGTATGCAACTTGGTAAAGTTTGGGTGGGTCAACCTGTCCTTGATTTGTCCCAAAAATTTTCGAGCCATACTCTGAGTTTTAGAAACTATGATAACTCGTGAGTTAGGATTGGTTACGATTTTCCAAGTTACATAATTTGAGGTTATGGTTGTGGACTTGGCGTGCTCAGGTGGCACATTGATTAGGATGCGCTTGTCTGAGGCTTTCTCGTAAACCATCGAGGGGTGAATCCAAGATGGGTCCTTACCCTCTATCAACTCAATCCAATTTTTCTGGTGAGGGAATATCTGGGTATCTAAGAACTGACTACAGAAATCTTCGTAGGTGATGTCCTTTAGGTTGGCTAGGTCGGCCTTAAAGCCTTTACCTGCCAGACGGGCTTTGTCAGATGCTTCCTTGAACTCAGGGTCCTGCATCGACCATTGGCGGAAGGTGACATCGTTTCGTCCTACCGCTGACATAGCGTTGGTAATTGTGGAGCCTTGTTCCAATAGGGCTAGAACCTTCTTCTGAGCCTCGCCCTTTGGGATATTTTGTACCCCTGGTTTTCTGCCCATTTGGTTGCCCTCTGTGTCCCTTTTAAATCGGTATAATAACGGTCCCTAAAAACGGTAGACCTCTGCTATATATTATATTATTATTATATATATTAGGAGTTGCCGTAGAGCAAACGGAGGCAACTCCGTTAAGATAATATATATTATCTTTACATATATAGATAACCTGTTTTTTTCTTAAAACCGAACAGATAATCCTAATAATTTTTTATAATGTCCGAATTATACATATATTAGGGCGAATATAACAGAAAAATTTAGGGTAAGTATATATATATTATAGTAAGCAAATTAAATAACCCTAGGGTCAAATGGCAAACCTAACGGTTTGGAAAAAGTCTAACCCTTTAGTTGAGGTTTAGGGTTATCTTTTTTGTCTTAAGACTTAATAAAAGGAATTTCTAAGGGCTTTAAAAAGAATTCCTTGGATTGATTTAAGGCTGGACTATCCCCCCTTCCAATTCGGCGGGGTTATTAATTGTCGACAAATCTACAAAACAATCCAAGCCTGTGGATAAATCTGTGGATTATTGTTCACCTGTTGTTCACCTTCTGTTCACCTACACAATTGGTCAATTGGTCAGTTCTTCGATAGTATTCGGTTATTAAGAGGGAAATTCCTTCTTAAGACAGGAGAAACAAAAAATGAAAACCGCAACAAAAACCGCAACAAGAAAAGCAAAAACCGCTGGAGATATTTTCCAAGCACCAAAAACGGAAAACCTTTCCGTAATTGTAAAAGCCCTTGAGGAGGCTCATTCCTTAATCCAGAAAGAAACAGGAGCCCCCCGCTCCGTTATTTCAATCGGCAGAAGTGCAAAAGTCCACGGACATTTCACACCTTGGACACCTTGGGGCACCAATGAAAAAGACGGAGAAAAATTCCACGAAATTTTCATTTCTGCCTCATCTTTTGACAGAGGAGCAGAAGCAATTCTTGGCACCCTATTGCACGAAACCGCTCATTCCTTGGATTTAAAAGCAGGAAGAAACGGCGTCAGCCAAGAGGGCTATCACAACAAAACTTTCAAGAATACCGCTGAAAGTCTTGGCCTAGAAATTGAGCAGGCAAAACGTATCGGCTGGAGCACCACGAAAGTTCCTGCTAGTTGCGTCGCCAGATGGCAGGAGGCTTTCAATTTAATTGCGGAGGCTTTAAAGTTAGTTGCCATCAATGACAGCGAAAAGCCAAAAGGCAGAAATAAGAACAATAAAGTGGCAGTCTGCCAATGCGGTGAGAAAATCCGTTTAAGTCTTAAGACGTACAATCTTACCCGCCCAGTTTGCCAAAACTGTGAGAGTGAATTCAAAATCGAAGACGAGGGAGGCGAGGGGGACGAATAGTCCTCCTGCCTAGTTGACAATAGCCCGCCAAGGTGGAAAAATCTGAGAGTGCAAATCTCCAGACGGGCACAAGGTAGGAAGGAAATTCTTTCCTACTTAAGGCAAAAAGACGGGAGCAAGAAAATGCAAGAGACATCAATTCCAGACGTTAGGCTCATCACTATTGCTAACCTATTGGAGGATTATGCTAACTCAAGCGGTGAGGGTTTACTGCCTAGTTATAAGCGGGAGGCTTGGAATATAGCGCAAGATTTAAGGAAAAAAGTAAGTTCAAATAATTAACGACTTAAGACAGGAGAAAAGAAATGATTACCGCAAAAGTTAAAATCGAAAACGAATGGCAACGAGGAGAGATTAGAAACGAACAAATAGAGTTCGATACAATTTCCCAAATTGAAAAATATTTAGCCTACAACAGGGCTTATATTAGGGAGATTAAATTCTCAGGAAAAATTAAGAAAGAAGAAGACTAGCAAGACAGCCCCGCCTCCTTAACCAGAGGGCGCAGGTTCACGACCTAGCGGGGCACGGGTTGGAGGGAAATTCCTTCCGACTTAAGACAGAACGACAGGAGAAAAAATGCTGGTAAGAATAGCAACGACGAACGACGCAAGCGGAAACCCTAGACGGGGCTGGTTAAGACTAACCGCAGGCGGTCAGGTTATAGGCTGGACAGAAGAGGGCTACCTTGGACGTGGTGCCATTGCTGGATACGACGACGGCGAGAGCCCTACAATTTACGTTAAGCCCTCAGAGTATAAGCGTTTCAAAAAATGGGGCGAAACAATTCAAGAGAACTTTACAAAGGAGGAGTTAAATGTCTAACGACTTAAGACATAAAAGCAAGTGTCAAGAGTGCAACAAAAAGAAAAATCTTTTTGATGTAGTAAAGAATAGGCAAGAAATAAAAGCCTGCTCCGATTGCATAACGGAACAATTGTTAACAGGCTGGAGCAGATAAGATGAACAGAGGGCACAGGTATTATCAGATTAGAAAGGTGGTGCGCCTCGTATTCTGGGGCGCATTACTGGCTGGCGTCTATTATATAGCGACCCATTTAAATTGGGTAGGAGATGGATACTGCTGGGGAACTATGGATAAATGCTACTTAGGAGATGATAAATGAATGACGTCTTAAGACATAAAGATAAAGAGAACCAATTAGTTGTATGCGGAGATTGTCTTTATCCAATT